CTGCAAGGTGGGGGATACGGTGTATGAAATCATCGAGGAAACCGTACCAAACAGATATTTTTATATCAACGAATGGCAGGTACAGGATGTATCAGCGAAGGCTGTCAAGTATGCTGACGAATGGGAATCGTATGACTACGAAAACCTGTATTTTACAAGAGAAGAAGCGGAAGCGGCACTGGAGAGAAGGAGGAACAGAAAATGAACATCAAGGACTACCAGAAGGGAATGAATGACGGAGGTGGGAGAAAACATGCCAAACGATGACACGACGATCCGGTGCCCCTATTATCTGCGGAGCAACCAGACAGTGATATACTGCGAGAGCGATGTGGAACTGGAGGGGGCGGAGGGGGCGGAGCGGAGCTTTGCGCACAGCTTTGCGAATGCGGCGAGAAAAAAGGAATTTGTGCGGGCGCACTGCAGGCAGTTTCCGGACATGAACTGTGCGTATGCAACTTATCTTAACGAAATTTACGGAGGTTACGAGTATGAAGCTGAGAGGAAAGCTGAAAAAGGCAAATGTACGACTGGAGAATCAGGAGAAGATGATAGTGGGGCTAGAGAGGGGAAACCGATACCTGCACGATGTATGCGAGAGGACGAGGCAGGAGGCGGCGGAGAAGCTGGAGGAAGCGGCGCAGAACAATGAGCTGATGCTTTTTCTGATGGCGGGGTGCGCGCTGGCGGCAGGCGGAGCAGTTACGATTCAGACAGAGAATATGAGCCGCGTACTGGAGGAAAAGCGTGTATTATTCCATGCGGACTTTGAAAAGCATCTGGCAACGGTCAGTGTGGAGGAGAGGGAGCAGGCATAAAAGCCTGTTCTTTTTTTGCGTGCGGCGCAGGAGAGGGGGGCGGGGGCAAATGGTGCAGAAATGTGATAGATTTTAGAAAAACGGTACACGAGGCGGAGAGGGGGCGAGAAAAGCACCTCTGCAAGGGGGGAGAAAGTGATGGAAAAAAAGACGGAGCGGCGAGATTGGGGCGAGGTGAAAAATGCTTATATTACGGGGAGAGAGAGCCTGACAAAGCTGGCGGAGAAATACGAAATCCCCTTACGGACGATAAAGGACAGGAGCAGGAAAGAGAACTGGGTGGAGGAGCGGAAAAAATTCCGCACCGAGGTTGCGCAGAAAGCGTCCCAGAAAACGGCGAAAAAAGAAGTGAAGCGTCTGGTGAAGCTGCGGGATGTTGCAGAGGATGTGGCAGACCTGATCGGGCAGGACGTGGAGCGGATGAAAAAGCTCAGGGAAAAGCGGAAAAGCGTAACGCCTGAGGACGTGAAGATGATTAAGGATTTGACGGTAGCACTCAAGAACATCGCGGACGTGATGCGGGATGTTTATGACATTCCGACGATTCGCGAAAAGCTGCTGCAGGCAAAATACAACGACTACAAGCGGATTCTGGCAGAGATGGAAAAAGCACCTGAGGACAGCCTGATTGTGCTGGCGGAGACATTGGAAAGAGTGGAAGAAGATGACATGGAAGAAATGGACAAAGACGGTGGAGGAGCTGCGGAAGGAGAAGAAGGTAATCTGGAGCCCACAGCCGAAGCAGATTGAATTTATGCAAAGACCGGAGTATGAGGCATTTTACGGGGGAGCGGCAGGCGGCGGCAAGAGCGACAGCCTGCTGATGGAGGCACTGAGGCAGGTAAACATACCGCACTACAAGGGGCTTATCATCCGAAAGACATACCCCGAATTATCGGAGCTGATAGACAAGAGCCTGCGGTTTTACGGGGCGGCATTTCCGAAGGCGAAATACAAAGGGAGCGAGCACGTTTGGAAATTTCCGAGCGGTGCAAAGATTTACTTTGGGAGTTTGCATCATGCGAAGGACAAAATCAAATACCAAGGGAAGGAATTTGATTTTATCGGCTTTGACGAGCTGACACATTTCACATGGGACGAATACAGCTATCTTTTCTCCCGAAACAGACCAAGCGGCAAGGGGACGAGAGTATACATGCGGGCAACGGGAAACCCCGGCGGCATCGGGCATGGATGGGTAAAGAGCAGATTCATCACGGCGGCACCACCCAAGACAACGATATGGGAAAGCTACAGCGTGGAGGCACCGGACGGCGGAGAAATCAAGATGAAGCGGGACAGGATATTTATTCCCTCCACGGTATTTGACAACCCTGCGCTTTTGCAAAACAACCCCGAATACCTTGCCAGCCTTGCGATGATGAGTGAGGCGGAGAAGAAGGCACTGCTTTACGGGGACTGGGACTGCTTCAGCGGTCAGGTTTTCAGCGAATGGCGCGACGACCCTGCGGGATACGAAACAAGGCGGTGGAGCCATGTGATCAAGCCGTTTCTGATTCCGGAGCATTGGAGGATTGTGCGGGGGTTTGACTTTGGGTTCAGCAGACCATTCAGCGTGGGATGGTATGCGGTGGACGAAAAGGGGGTGCTTTACCGCATTGCAGAATACTACGGCTGCACGGGTGTGCCGAACGAGGGTATCCGCATCAACCCGAAGGAGATTGCGGCGGGGATACGGGAGATAGAAACGACGCACCCACTACTGAAAGGGAAAAGCATTACAGGCGTAGCCGACCCAAGCATTTTTGAGAAAAGCCGAGGGGAAAGCATAGCGGAGCAGATGGAGGATTTCCCGCACTTCATTTCATGGGAGAAGGGGGACAACACGCGCCTTGCGGGGAAGATGCAGTTTCACTACAGGCTTGCCTTTGACGAGGAGGGGCGGAGCATGTTCTACTGCTTTGACACCTGCAAGCACTTTCTGAGGACGATACCGAACCTAGTATATGACGAGGCGAAGGTGGAGGATATCGACACGGAGGGAGAGGATCACATCTACGATGAGTGCAGATACATCTTTATGTCGCGCCCGATTTCGCCGAGAAAGACAACGCCGAAGCTGATGCCGCTGGAGGACCCTCTGAACCTATTCGGCGGAGAGCGGGCGGACGGAAAATATCAATTCTACAGAGTATAGGAGAAGGAGGAAGGAACATGTTTGACGAGATAGAAAGCAGCGTAATTGTGAAAAAGGGAGAGGAGCTTCTGCGAAAATACATGGACGGGAAGAAGAACCTTGACAAAAGGATTGTAGAGAATGAGCAGTGGTACAAGATGCTGCACTGGGAACAAATCAGAGACAAGGACAACGGCCCGCGGACGGCTTCTGCGTGGTTATTTAACAGCTTAGCGAACAAGCACGCGGATGCGATGGACAACTACCCACAGCCGAACTTTTTACCGAGAGAGGAAGGGGACAAGCACGATGCGGAGGTGCTTTCCAAGATTGTGCCTGTGATTTTGAAGCAGAACAACTTTGAGCAGGCATACAACGACGCATGGCATGACAAGCTGAAAAGCGGCACAGGGGTTTACAAGGTTTTCTGGGACAAGGATAAGGACAATGGTGTGGGGGACATCGGCATTGTGGACGTGGATATTCTCAATTTGTTCTGGGAGCCGGGGGTAAAGGATATTCAGAAAAGCCCGAACCTGTTTCACATTGAGCTGGTGAACAGGGAGGAGATGGAGGGGGAATACCCTGATTTCAAATTCAGAGGCAGCGGCGATACACGGAGTGCAAAATACATGCACGATGACACGATTGACACGACGGACAAGTGCATGGTAGTGGACTGGTATTACAAAAAGCACGAGGGCGGAAGAATGACGCTGCATTTTATCAAATTCTGCGAAGGGAATCTGCTTTATGCCACAGAGGCGGAGGAAGGGATGGAGAATGGACTTTATGCACACGGGAGATACCCTTACGAATTTGACGTACTCTTTCCCGAAAAGGACAGCCCTGCGGGATTTGGCTATGTGGACATTATGAAGGACGCACAGATTTCGATTGACAACATGTGGATCAGCTTTGAGAAGAATGTGAAGTGGTGCAGCGAGCCGCGATATTTTGCAAAGGACGGCAGCGGCATAAACGCGGAACAATTTGCAGACCTGCGGAACACGATTGTAAATTACACGGGGGATATTGACAACATTAAGCCGATACAGACGGCACCCGTAGGAGGCATTGCAACGAACCTTTACCAGCTGAAGATTGACGAGCTGAAGGAGACGAGCAGCAACAGGGACTTTTCCCAAGGAAGCACAGCAAGCGGCGTAACGGCGGCAAGTGCGATTGCAGCCTTACAGGAGGCAGGGAGCAAGACGAGCCGAGACATGATTAAATCCGCCTACCGCACATTTGAGAGAATCAACATTCTGGTGGTGGAGCTGATTCGGGAGTTTTACGATGAGGCGAGAGAGTTTCGCATTACGGGCAAGCGTGGGGACGAATTTATCAAATACAGCAATGAAAACCTGAAGCCGACAGAGGAAATGATCATGGGGCAGGTGGCAGTGAGCAGCAGAAAGCCTATCTTTGACATCAACATTACGAGCCAGAAAAGCAGCCCCTTTTCCCGTGTGGCACAAAACGAGCTGGCGAAGGAGCTTTACGGAGCGGGGATATTCAACCCACAGCTGACAGACCAAGCCTTGATTTGCCTTGAGATGATGGACTTTGAGGGGCGGGAGGAAATCATACGGAAGGTAAGTCAAAACGGAACGATGCTGCAGCAGATACAGCAGATGCAGATGCAAATTCAGCAGATGGCGGAGGTTATCACACAGCTGACAGGCAGAGACATGATAGGAGCCGTAAGCGGCGAAGCGGCAGGAGAGGAAATGCCGCCGACAGGAACAGGCAGCGGCACAGATGCGTTAGGCAATGCCTACCGGAGCGCAAAGGGAAACAAGATTGCAGAGCGAGCGAAGGAGAGAACAAGGGAGAGGACAACGGTAGGATGAGAGGTGGAAACGGATGACAAAGATTTTATGGGCGGAAACGGCGGACATCTGCTGCATACAGGCGGAGGGACACGCCGGATACAACCCCGGAAACGACATTGTGTGTGCGGCGATTTCAGCACTGATGCAGACGCTTTATGCAGGGCTTGACAGCGTATGTCATGCAATAGTTGCGGAGCGGCACAGTGACGGGAAGATGCTTGTTGTAGCCTACAAGGAGGGGAGCAGAAAAAGGGAGATAGAAACGCTTTTTCGGGGGATTTTGTGCGGCTTGGAGCTGATCGCGGAGGAATACGCAGACTGCGTAGAGATGGGAGCATTGGAGGACGAAGAGTGGGTGGGGGAAAGAAAAAAAGAAATGTATTAGAATAGGGGTGGACACAAACACTGGTGGTTGACACGCCGGAAAGACGGTAGGAAAAAAGACACACTGGAAAGACAGTAGAGGAGGAAAAACCATGAAGCATTACGAAATGAATTTGCGCTTATTTGACGGCGAAGGAGGAGCGGCGGGCACTGCAGCGGCAGGCGCGACCACGACCGGAGCAGAAGCAGGCGCAGCGGGCGGCGAAAGAAGGGACTTCAACGCAGAATTTGACACGATGGTAAAGGGCGACTACAAGGATGCCTTTGACACAAGGGTGCAGAAGATTGTGCAGGCGAGACTAAAAAACAGCAAGCAGACGGAAAGCAAGCTGAAGGATGCAGAGGGGCTGCTGGCAATGGTAGGCGAAAGATACAACCTTGACGGCAAGGACTTTACGGCACTGAAGGCGGCACTGGAGGGCGACAGGCAGTACCTTGAGGCGGAGGCTCTGGAAAAGGGCATGACCGTGGAGCAGCTGGCGCAGTTCAAAAAAATGGAACGGGAGAACAAAGCATTTCAGGAGCAGATTGCACAGGACAGACAGCGGCAGGAATTTGAGCAGAAATTTGCCGCATGGACGCAGGAGGCGGAGCAGCTGAAAGAAAAATTCCCCGCACTTGACCTTGCGGCGGAATTTGACAATCCCGAATTTGTACGAATGCTGGATCATGGTATCAGTGTGGGGACGGCTTATCAGGCGGTTCACTTTGACGACCTGATGGGCGGTGCGCTGCAGCACACGGCAGCAACAACAGAGAGAAAGGTTCTGGACAGCATCCGCGCACGCGGCGCAAGACCGGCGGAGAACGGCGCGAGCGGCAGCAGCGGGGCAAGAGAGAAACCGATTGACGTAACAAAATTAACAAAACAGCAGAGAAATGAACTGATTGAGAGGGCGAAAAGAAACCCTGACGAGAGAATCACATTCTCCTGATTGGTTCTGAAAGAAGGAGGACAGAAGAAATGAAAAAACAGAGAATGAATCTGCGTCTGTTTGACGTAATGACAACAACGACAGAGACGCTGTCGGCGGAAATGAAAATTTTTTATGACGACGTGCTTCTGGACAACGCAAAGCCGAATCTGGTACACGACCAATTCGGGCAGAAAAGACCTATCCCCAAAAACGGCGGTAAGGAGATTGAATTCAGACGCTACAAGACACTGCCGAAGGCACTGACTGCGCTGACAGAGGGCGTGACACCTGACCCGAATAAGATGAGCGTTACAACGGTAACGGCGAAAGTGAAGCAGTACGGTGACTGGATTTCGCTTTCCGACGTATTGCTGCTGACGGCGATTGATAACAACCTGACAGAGGCAGTGGTGCTTTTGGGCGACCAGAGCGGCAGAACACTGGACACCATCACGAGAGAGGTTATCAACGGCGGGACAAACGTACTGTATGCGCCTGCGGGGGCAACACCTGTAACCACAAGGGCAGGCATCAAGGCAAACAGCCTGATGAGCCTGCAGCTGATTATGAAGGCGGCGGCGATTTTGAAGGGGGCAAATGCAGTGCCCTTTGACAAGAGCTTTGTGGCCATCGTCCATCCTTATGTTGCTTATGACTTGATGCAGGATGAAAAATGGGAGGAATGGAACAAATACACCAACGCCGATGCCATGTACGAAGGCGAACTGGGACGTATCGGCAATGTGCGTTTTGTGGAATCCACAGAGGCAAAAATTTGGGACAAGAATACCGCAGGCGGTGACGTTTCCGTATTCTCCACACTGGTAATCGGGAAAAATGCTTACGGCGTGACAGAGGTAGAAGGCGGCGGCTTGCAGACGATTGTAAAACAGCTGGGCAGCGGCGGCACGGCAGACCCTCTGAACCAGAGAGCATCCGCAGGCTGGAAGGCAATCAAGACGGCGGAAATTCTTTCCGATGAGTTTATGGTAAGAATCGAAAGCAGCTCCAGCTTCAGCGCGGCGGCGGCGAACTAAGAAAAGGAGGACAACCCTATGGCTACAAAAAAAGAAACCACGGCGGAACAGACAGCGGAAAGCACAATGTCTACACAGGAGGAAATGCAGAAGCTGCTGGAGGAAAATGCAAGGCTGAAAGCCGAAAGAGACACAGCGGAGGCGGCAAGGATTGACGCAGAGCTGCTGGCGGCGGAAAGAAAAGAAGAAGGCAAGACCGAAGAAAGGGAAACAGAGCTGACAGCCGGACAGAAGCAGGTGCTGATGGAAAAGCGGATGCAGGAGGCTATGGAAGCGGCAAAGGCGGAAAAGGAGACAATCCGCCTGCCAATTACCGGAAACGGTGATGACGATGTATTCGTAAGCGTGAACGGTTACAAATACCTGATTCAGCGCGGGAAAGAGGTTGAAGTGCCCCGCTTTGTGGCAGAGGTGCTGAAAAACAGCGAAAACCAGAAGGCGGCAACCTACAGAATGATGGAGGAAATGCAGAAGAAAGCGGAGGACGGCACAGGTCAGTTTCTGTAAGATGACGGATGGCGGAGGCAGAAATGCTTCCGCTTTTCTTACAATAGCGGATTTTTCGGAAGGAGGGAGAAGAAAGTGATTTCGATTATCGGGAAGGAAATGCTTTTTCCGAATGAGGAACAGACCTTCATTGCAGGGGACACGCGGACAGTGAGCCGCACCTTCATGATGAAACGATACGAGGCGGACAGAATTGACCTTTCGCCGCTGACCTTTCGGCTGGATGTGGAATACAAGAGCGGGAAGAAGGACACCCTGCTTTTAATCAAGACGGTGCAGGAGGAAAGTATTGCATTATTTCTTGAGGTGGATGCAGGGATTTTCAGAGAGAACGGGACGGTTTTCATTGCCGTGCGAGGGAATGACGCGGACGGCGTGCTGAACTGGACAACGGCGAAAGCACCTGTCTTTGTGGAAGGCGCGATTGACACAGACGGAGACTGGAAGGGCGAGCTAAGCGAGCTAAAGCAGATGGAGGCTTCTGTTTCCAAGGTGCTGGAAAGCGAAGCGGCAAGAGAGAACGCAGAAGCGGCAAGAGAAGGTGCAGAAAAGCAGCGGCAGACAGACACGGCGGCGGCAATACAGGAGGCGCAGGAGGCGGCGGAGATTGCCAGAAACGCCAAGGGCGACAAAGGCGACCCCTTCACCTATGCGGACTTCACAGAAGAACAGCTGGCGGCACTAAAGGGAGAAAAAGGGGATGCGTTTACCTACAGCGACTTTACCGAGGAGCAGCTAGCAAAGCTGAAAGGGGAAAAAGGAGATACCGGGCAGGATGGCTACACACCCAAAAAAGGCATAGACTACTTCGACGGGGCGAAGGGAGATCCATTTACCTACGAGGACTTTACACCGGAGCAGCTGGCGACGCTAAAGGGAGCAAAAGGAGATGCGTTTACCTACAAGGACTTCACACCTGAACAGTTGGCAAAGCTGAAAGGCGAGAAGGGCGACAGCGGCTACACGCCACAGAAGGGCATAGACTACTTCGACGGGGCGAAGGGGGATGCCTTTACCTACGAGGACTTTACGCCGGCACAGCTTGCGGCACTGAAAGGGGAGAAGGGCGAAACGGGCAAGGGGTTGACGATTCTGGGGAGCTTTGCGACAGAGGCTGAACTGCGGCAGGCAATAGCAAGCCCCGATGCCGGAGACGCATACGGCGTGGGCGCGGCACAGCCTTATGACATTTACATCTACGACGGCAAGGCGCAGAGATGGGACAACCACGGGCCTTTGCAGGGGGCAAAAGGGGAAAAAGGAGATCCATTTACCTATGAGGACTTTACAAAGGAGCAGCTTGCGGCACTCAAAGGAGAAAGAGGACAGGATGGCTACACGCCGCAGAAGAATGTAGATTATTTTGACGGAGCAAGAGGGGAAAAGGGAGATCCATTTACCTATGACGATTTCACAGAGGCACAGCTTGCGGCACTCAAGGGAGAAAGAGGGCAGGATGGCTACACGCCACAGAAGGGCATAGACTACTTCGACGGGGCGAAGGGGGATGCCTTTACATATTCCGACTTTACAAAGGAGCAGCTTGCGGCACTCAAAGGCGAGCGAGGACAAAAGGGCGACACCGGCGAGAAGGGGCAGAACGGCGCAGACGGCAAAAGCGCATACGAAACGGCGAAGGAAGGCGGATACGCCGGGACGGAAAGCGAATTTGCGGCAGCGTTGGCGGCGGCTACGAAGGCAGGCGCGCTTGTGGATGATGTGACCGGGGAGAAATATCGGCTTGGAGTGGCAAACGGCGGACTATACTATGTGAAGGAGGACAAGGCATGAGCAATCAGATTTTTATTGCAAGGCAGGACACGCTGGAGCAGGAGATTCTGCCGGCACACTGGCTGGCGCAGTACAAGCTTTTCGGGGAGGAAAGCTACACCTTTCAGGACAAGGGAATCTGGAAGAAGCTCTGCATGAGCAGTGCTGCGGCAAATGACAGGGACATACACGCAGAGGCACTGGAGGAAATGCTGACGACATTTTCCGCAGAGCACACAGGGAAATGGATGCTTCTGGTTTACGGGA